AGGAAGTCGCGGAGAACGATATTGAAGCCGCGCATAAGAGAATCTTGAAACTTATCCGCGATTCAGGGAACGACGGCATGAGCAGCACTCAGCTTGCCAAGGCGTGCCAAGGATTGAAGGCACGGGACCGGAGCGAGTACCTTCAGACGCTATTGGAGTCCGGCGACATCGTAGAAGAAATCATCAAGGCCAATGGCCCCGGGCGTGACCGCCGCGTATACAAAAGTCGGAGATAAAAAAATGCCCCGAGGAGAAAATCTCAACCCGGGGCGAACTCCCTAACAGGAGATAGCACAATCAGACTGTATCCGAACGGCTACAGTTTCTCAAGTTCTTCCGCTGCCCGATTGGCATACCACGCCGCCTTACGCAAGTCCTGTGCGTACTTACCCTTCTTCGGGCGGCTCGCGTACTTGATGATGTTCCCCGCGCAATAGGCGACGAAGCCCTCCTTGCCAAGAGCCGCACGGATGTAGTCAATCGTCTCAATCCCTTCCTGCTGGTAATGAGCAGGATGATTGACCGGATCACTCATCGGCCTTCGCCTTCTTCTTACGCTTCTTCCGCCGCGCCTCGACCATCTTCTTGTAATGCTCGGGGCTACGTCGCTTTTTAGCACCGTTCGCTGCCTTGCCGCCCTTGCGGCCAATCTCAGCGAGGTATTCTTTAATCTGACTTTGCATTCAACTTTCCCTTTACTTCTAACAATTCTTTTCGTAGCCGTTCAATCTCATCGGCTGCGTCGTTTACGATCTGCCCAAACGGCAAGAACTCATTCTCGTTAATGATGATCTGGCATTCCCTGTCGATCAGCCGCAGGTCGTCAACGAGATCTCTGAGCTTCATCGGCTAACTCTTGCATCATTTTGACCTGCGCCTTGAGCGTCGTAATCTCTTGCTCAAGTATCGACGCCTCGGTCCACATACTTCGCATCCGTATCGTGGCCAACGCATCTTTAACCTTTTTGTTCTGCTCCTGCCCGTAGCCCCAAGGTGCCCGTTCCATTTCTTCTTTCCACGCCCCCGGAGGGGATATGTTATCGTACATAAAGCAACCCTCTTGTGTTAAGTTTTAGTCTCTGTCGATCAAAATCAAAAGCAAATACAGCAACACCGCATGAATCAATTCGCCGCCCAACAGCCACGATGCGGCAACGCATACCGCAGCCAACGCAACGGTCGGGAACCAACTCACGACCTGTTCTTCATCGTGTGTATCTCATAGGCTACTGCCTCAATCTGCGGCTTCCACGGCGCAATCACGTTGCCTCGGGGGAAGATCTTCACAGACGGATACCAAAGGCTATGACCCTCTGAGTCCTTGTTGCCCCAGTACCACAGCTTGTTCGCATCCATCAGCATGACGGGTACGCCGATGCCCCCGGCCATGTGAACCGTAGAACTGCTGATCGACACGATGACATCACACACCGCGCACAGCGCAGCAAGACCATCCAAGTCCTTCCAATTGTCTACGCTCGACTGAAGGATCTTGATACCCGACTTCTCCTCAAAGTCTGCAATGTCCTGCTTCACATGGCCGTATTGCAGATTGACAAAGCGGACACCCTCCATCGACAAGATCGGCAGCATGTCCGTCAGCGTCATGCTCTTGTGCGGACCAATCTTGATGGCCGCGCTGACCCAAGAGATACCGACCACAAACTCGCCGTTCTTGATCCCGAGTTCCTCGCGCAGCTTGATTACCCGTTCCGGGTCGGGCTTCAGAAAGTTGCGCTTGGCATAGGTCGGAATGTCCCGCAGCTCGCCAATCAGCGATGCCCCAAGACTCGCAAAGGGAATCTGCGCATCGTGCTTATCCGCCGGAACCTGCGAGTTGTTCGGGATGAACTCAATGTCCGGCATTGAGCGTGAGAAAAGCGGAATCAATCGCGGCTCGACCATCGCTGTTACCTGCTCGGACAAGGCGCGAACAGCCGGGAGCAGCGACGCATAGATCACTTGATCCCCGATGCCCTGCTCCCCCCAGACAAGAACGCTCTTGGCTCCGCTTGTCTTCGTCCACTCGGGCTTGTTCGTTGTCAGTCGCGGTGATTTAAATCGCTCGCTCTGCCACCGGGTGTGATAGTTCGGCCACCCCGTCTTGAAGTCGCCCATCTGTAGCGCAAGCAGCCCCAAGATCCAGTTGGAATTCGGGTCGTCGGGTCTAAGTTCTTTCGCAGCCTTGAAGTCTTCCAACGCCTTATCCCATTGCCGCAGCTCCCAGTACGCCGCCCCACGCTGCATGTGCGACATGTGGTACTTCGGGTCAACCTTGAGGGCAGCGGTCTGATCCGCAATCGCTTCTTCGTACTTTTGCAGTTCGTTATGACACATGCCCCGGTTGTAAAAGTCTTCCGCTAACGTGTTATTGGCTTCGGTCAAGAGCGTGTAAGACTTAATCGCCTCGCGAAACCGGCCCATCGTTTGAAGGAGCTTCGCCTTGGCACGGTGCAGAATCCCACTCGTCGGGTGCTTGGCGATGCCGTAGTTGCATAAGTCCAACGCATCGTCATACCGCTTGGCTTGGAAGCGTTTCTCAACTTCCGCAATGATTTCTTTCTTGGTCAGTTTCATATCGTTGCCGCAATGCGGTTCCATTCGTTGGCGTATTCGACATTCTTATAGTCCATGAACCATGGACCGCCACGGGTGAAGTGCACCGCCTGTGGATTCGGGCAGTCGTTACTCGTGTACCAACCTTCTAGGTAATTCCAAGTGATGGGCAGGTCGCCAATCACATCGTCGGTCAGCCATTGGAACCGATGCAGGAACATACCAGTTTCCCTGTTCACCACCTCCGGAGTCAACGCCTTGACTTGTGGGTGCGCACAGTTGATAAGCATCATCGAAGACCAGTTCTTTCGGGGATATTGATGTTGCGGCTTGTTGTCCATTTTGACGGCCTCGGTAGGCCGATAGTCGTGCTTTACAAGCATGCACGCTTTTGTCCGGTCGGCGTGATCAAGCAGTCCCGCAACGTCCCCGCGAAACAAAAAATCGCAGTCTACAAAGACCGCCCAGCCGGTGTACCCCGCGAGATATGGAGTCAAGAAACGGCTGAATGAAAACTCAGTCGATGACATCGTATCCACAGGCCGCGTATACACCCGCTGCCCACGCAACTCGTACTGCTTGATCGGACGCACATCCGTCAAGATTGACGCATGCTTTTCAATGCTGCGCTTGCAGACTTGATACGCAATATCCTCGCGGCTGTCCCAGCCGACAAAGATCCGCAAGCCTTCGTCACTCATTATCAACCTCTGGCTCCTTCAGAAAGATCACGCTGCTATCAACGGTGTGCTCCTTGTACTTGTCAAGCACCCGCATGCAGTTCTCAATGGTCTGCTCACGAATGAGCACCGCTAACTTGCAAATGATCTGCGCGTTATCCCTCGGCAGATTCGCCGGATGCCGGTCATACGCCGCAGCCTGTCGCTCCACGAAGTCCCATTTAAATACGTCGAGCTTGCCCGACTCACCAATCGTGCACCAAACCTCTTCCTCCTGCTTGGCTTCGGGCAGCTTCAGATAATCAAATTCTTCGCTCATCCTTGTCTCCTAAAACGAATTCAAAAAAGCTTGCTTACGGGCCGCGCCCTTGAAGTGCATGATGTGGGGGACATGCCCCTCGGGGGCCTTGTCGGGCAGGCAAGCATAGTCGAGCTCCTGCATCTCGCCCACCATCTCGGGGTACAACATCTGCGAATACACCTTGAGGGCTTCTTGATCGCCATACCATGACCGCAAGTTCCGGTTCATTAGCCCCATCAAAAGCGTCATGGCTTTCCACGCATGGTAGTTCTTGGTCACGGTCGCGCACCCAAGGTAGGGGTAGAGCACCCCAAGCGGTATCCCGTCGTACTGCTTGAACATCCCATCGCGCTGCTTGCCGTTGAACCCTGCGTCCCGATCAAACGAGCGGCGGCAAAAGATCACCTCGCGCTCTGCCAATAACGCAGCCGGGTTAACGGGCAACAAGAACAGCATGTCCGTATCAATGTACATCGCAGGGCGCGTGATCTTGGCCTCGGCAAACGCCCGTGTGCGCCAGTACATCATCTCCGATGCGTCACCCTTGCTGCGCTTGACCTCGTTCACACCCTTGACCTCGGGCGTGGCCTCGTCGGTACACATCACGACTTCCGCGCTCGGCATCACAGACTTCAGCGAATGCACCATCTTGGTCGGCATCGACAGGTCCGCGCCCACATGAAAGAACACAAATAGATTCATCATTACACCTTCAGAAAAAGTCCTTGGCCGGTCGGGAGTTCCAGAATCTTCTCCGGCTTGTCCGATAAGAATTCCCGATGCGCTTCAGCCGATTGCCGATAACGCCGAAATCCAAAGTCGTCAAACACCGCCACCGCGCCACGCTCCATCCGTGCGTACACCTCGGGGAATACATGCGCCTCGGCTTCGGCGTAATTTAAATCAATGTGCGCAAAGCAAATCCGATCCGGCAACGCAGCCGGAATAGTCTGAGTCACATCCCCCGCTACCACGACAGGGCGATATGCCTTCAGCCGCTTCTCGACCACCGCTGCCAAATCGGGGCCGTGCGATGCCTTGCGGGACTCCTCAGGCGCGTGATCAAAGAAGTCAAAGACGTAAAGGTTGCGCCCCAGCATCTCAGGGCTGTTGTAGTTACAGAAAACCTTGGTCGTTTTGCCGTCGTAACAACCAATGTCCACCACATCACCCGCGACGTTTAAACCTTGGTTCAACGCCCAGCACAGGTTATAGATACGCCACATGCGAGCGCGGAGGGTCGTGTCCTCGTTGAACTCGCTGAACGCTTCTTGAAACCGCTCGTCAGTCAGAAAGAACAGATTGCGAAACCACACCAGCAAGTCATCGTGAAAGGTCGCGTGACCGTGAGCAGTATTGATCTGCAAGTCCTTGGCGATATGACTTACCGCAGCCGCAAAGGATTTAAACCGCTGCTCAGAATCAAAGAGAAGCTGGTAGTCCTTGTTCAAGAAGGCGGCGACGGGAAGGGTCATGGATTGCCCCTCGCACGGATAGCATTCGCTACATCTTGAACCGTACCGACCTGCCAAAAATAACCTTCGTCCACGATAAACATCTGCCCGTCTGCGGTCATTCGCATGCGCTCGTTGGTGTCTTCAGCTTCGCCCGCTCTAATAGCAATGTATTCCTCACTGGCGCAAGGCTTAGCAATCAAACCGGATTGGTTGGCAAGTTGGATGATCTCGTCGCGATTCATACGGGCACCTTGTAGTAGCTGATGACCAATTTAAATGCGTCCATGTGTCGCTTGATCTCGGCAAGATCCGTTGCCCTGTTGGTGTGAAAGAACGTGATCTTGTTGTTCTTCTTGCGCTGCTTGTAAGACAGATCGAGTCCTTTCAAAGCGTGCTGCAACTGAGCGAGCGTCACTTGCTCTGTGATGTCGGCGTCGATTTCTATTTTCATGCAAGTGCCACCGCCAACGCCCACCCCGCTGCAAACATGA